CGCTTGAGCGCGGTTGCATGTGGGTCATGGATCAAATTGAACATGTCCCTGTGCAACCCATTGAAGCGGGGGAAAAGGGCTTGAAAACCCGATTCCCAACCTGTTCCCTGACTGCATGTAATCTCATGCAGCAGATGCTCCGACGTGTCATCGATCACTTATTGATAAATGATCCACGCATGTCGGAATGCTTCGGAGGCGAGCGCCTCAGCCGTTTTAAGGCAACCCATAGCTTTTATAGCCAGGATATGTCTTTTGCAACGGATTTACATCCTCACTGGTTGACCAGGGAGGTGTATGAGGTGCTCGTGCCTTTCGATGTACGACTTGAAAAGTTCCTGCCGTACTTCGATAGGCTTTTCGGACCCAAACGACTGGTTCTTCTGACAACAGGAAGATCATTCCCATTGGACCAAATCGATTATGCTTTTGCAAGCTATAACGATGAGGAGAAGATGGAGTCAGGTTGGGACGTAACAGCTCCGATGTTGCCCACTGAGTTAAGGGCAATCGACCCTGATTGGGTGCGCACTCGCGCCACAGTCAGAGGTCGAGTTCCGGTAAAACACATTCACAAATGCATGTGTTACCTTCGTGAGTACCAAGATTGGTTACTCTCCCTCTCTAGCCCTGCCGTTGGTCCATTGACCACGGTAGGTGCTATGATGGGGGACCCCACGTCTTTTCCAGTCATGCCACTGATGTCTGCTTTTGCAGCCAAGGTGGCCGGTCATAACCGATATGACGGTATGTTGACGGGGGACGATGCGGCCTTTTCAGGCTTCCGGAAATCCCAAGTTGCTCCTTACGAACGTGCTATGGCACAGTTGGGAGGAGTCATTTCGTCTAAGAAGACGGAATGGCATCAGGATAAAGCTCTGTTCTGTGAAGCCCCGTTTGTCCGGGGTAAACGACAGAAGTTCACTTTCCTGAGCAACTGGGTGGCTCCGCCAGGAGGCTCCAAGGGCGAGGTGAATTGGGTCAATCAGTCTTTGACTGTTGTCCAACAGAACCATGCCCAAGGAATGCCTCGGACGGCGGGCCTTTGGGAATATTCTCCTTTATGGAGAATGCAGCAGGCTGCGTACCTATTAGGTCTACCTATAGGTGCGGAACCTGGGCTTGGGGGCAACTCACACCCCAAATTCCCTTGTACGTCGGTAAAATGGCATCGTCAATGGGTAGGTTACCTAGCGACGATGACCTCCGCTGAGCTTATCTCAGGGGCAGGTCTAGCCATTTTTCCATCTC